TTATATGAAGATAAAATAATTGATCTAAAAACTACTTCAGATATTGATAATTGGGAATATAATAGTTATTTTTATGGCTATGATATACAAAGTTATATTTACACACAATTGTTTAACAAGGATGAGTTCGTCTTTGTAATCATAGATAAAAGGAATAATAAACTAAAAACATATAAAGCGCCAAATGATTTTATCAATTCAGGAAAGAGAAAACTTAGAAGAGCAGTTGAGAATTATATCGAACACTTTGGATTTTAAAAGTTCTGTTAGTTTACTTTATTTTAATTTAACAGTAGATGATTTTATGGCCGGAGCTTCGCTTAGGCAAATACAATCTAGTTTAAAGTTCTACGAAGAATTAGAATTATACGACGAATGTCAGGGAATATTTATGGCAATTAAATATTATAAAATAATAATGAGAACCTTTATGAATAAAAGATATGAAGATTAAAGAAGTAAGAAGTTTTATAGAAGACAAAACTCAATTAGATATAGGTAAGAAATCAAGAAGAAGAGAATATGTATATGCAAGAGCTATGTTCTTTTATTTATCCAGAAAGTATGCTAACGCAACTTATTACGCTATGGCAAAAGAAGTTAAGTGTAATCACGCAAGTGTAATCTATTCTATAACACATACTATTCCTGTAATATTTAGAGAAGAACCTAAATTAAAACAGATATGCAATCACTTTGTTTCTTTATTTACAGAAGAGATAGTATCAGATACTAAGACTAAAGCAGATATAATATCTGAAAACATAGATCTTAAAATAAGATTATCTAGATACCAGGATGCTGAAACTAAAGGTGGTAAGCTTAAGATTGTCCAAAATACAATAGATTCTAAATTCGCTAAATTAATAGAGCAGACTCCTGAAGATAAATTAGAAGATTTATATATCTCAATGGAAGCAAAAGTCAAAATGTTAAATACTCAATGGAAAGATAAGATAACTGTATATTCAAGCTACGAAACAGTTAATGGTTATTAATGTCCAGGAAAAGAAAAATAAAAAAAAGAGTTGTCTATGATCCTAAAATAATAAGCTGGTGTATTAATAAAGGATATAAACTCTATCCAGTTCCTGAAGGAAAAGAATACAGGATAGTTTTAGAATATAAAGGAATGAAAAAGAAATCAGATCTTTTATATAATAAAAAGAAATGGAGCGAAAGAATATGGGAAGTGTATGGATTAATATATGATAAAGAATGCCTAGGAAAAAAGTAGAAAGAAAATATATGAAGAAGACCGATGGTCGAAAGAACAACGGTCAAAAGAAAGGAGATGCCGTTCTTAGAAGAACTATGGCTACTCCTGCTAATATAAATAAAGCAAAGAAGAATAGATCTAAAATGCTTGCTACTGGTGCTATTAAAGAGGTTTATGGATCTGAAGAAGCTTTCTGGGTTATGGTAGCAGAAAATGCTAAAGACTCCCAATTCGACAGGAAAATGATCTTAGAATACATATATGGTAAGGCTAGAGATAATGTAGATGCTTCTGCTGGAAATGATAAGGTAGACATCTCTATTATGAATTTCTTTCAGGGAACACCAAAGATAGAAGATAACACAATTGATATAGAATCAGAAGATGAAGACACCGAAGCTTAATCATAAATACCAGGCCTTTGGAAATGATTAAGATACTTTATAGTAACAGGAGGAAGAGGATCCGGTAAATCATTTGCAGCTAACGTATTCCTATTACTATTAACTTATGAAAGAGGACATAAGATTCTGTTTACTAGATATACAATGGTATCCGCAGCTTCATCTATTATTCCAGAATTTATAGAGAAGTTAGAGATAATGGGTGTGGTCGAGGACTTTAGAATAACTAAAGACGAGATCACAAATATTAAAACAGGATCTAGTATCTTGTTCAAAGGTATTAGAACAGCATCAGGAAATCAAACAGCAGCTCTTAAATCATTAAATGGTATTACTACATTTGTTTTAGATGAAGCAGAAGAATTAACAAATGAAGATGACTTTGATAAAATAGATCAGTCTGTTAGGGTTAAGAACAAACAGAATAGATGTATGCTTATATTAAATCCCACTACTAAAGAACATTGGATCTACAATAGGTTTTATGAAAACAGAGATATACCAGATGGTTATAATGGAATGAAGAATAGTATTACTTATATACATACTACTTATAAAGATAATGTAGATAACTTATCTATATCATTCTTAAATCAATTACAAGACATAAGAAGAAGAAGACCAGAGAAATATACTCATCAGATACTTGGAGGCTGGTTAGAAAAACAGGAAGGGGTTATATTTAGTAATTGGAGAATAGGAGACTTTAATGAAAACTATGATATATATTATGGGCAAGACTTTGGATTCTCTATAGATCCAACAGTCTTGACTAAATTAAGTATAGATAGAAGAGGTAGAAGAATATATTGTAAAGTAATGTATTGTAAGCCTGGACTTTCTACAACACAGATAGCAGACTTTAATATAAGATATGCAGGCCCGCATTTAATTATATGTGATTCAGCTGAACCTAGGCTTATAAACGAGGTTAAACTTAAAGGAGTTAACATCAGACCTACAATAAAAAGAAAAGGATCCATATTATCTGGTATCGCTCTTCTTCAAGACTTTGATTTAATTATAGATCCTGATTCAACAGAATTAGTTAAAGAATTAAATAATTATGTTTGGGCCACCAAAGGCCAAACAAAACCAGTTGATCGCTGGAATCATTGCATTGACTCAATACGCTACGCAGCTCAATACGCTTTAGAAGGATTCTCTAAAGGAAGTTATTCTATTCGTTAAACGCAATAGGCTTAGACTCTTAAACGCAGTAGGGTTAAGATCTTAGTTAACTTCGTTACCTTTGGGATCGATAACCTTATAGTTGTTCTCTTTTAAAAGTTTTACTGCATCATCTAATTTCTTTTGAGTTTTCCTAAAGTGATCAAATATTTGGTTTTCGAATGCGTTACTTTTTATGTACATATCTATTAATTTTATTAAGTTTACTTCTTAAACATAGTAGGGTTGCTCTTAAACATAGTAGGGTTTAGTTCTTAAACGCAGTAGGTTTCCCGCTGAACTCAGTAGGTTCTTAGATCCATCTCTGGAACTCTCTCTGTTGTCTCGAAGTAGATCTCTGTTCATACTTCAAAGTTAAGAAAATTTTAACATATTCTTAACATTAATTTAACATTAGACAAAAAAATAGTTTGTAGTATTGTATCAAACATTAAAAATAATTATATGAAAAAAGTTGAAAAGTTTATCGAAGAGACTTCTAACGGGAAGATCTTCAGCGCAACATTTGTAAAAAAGAATGGTAACATCAGGACTATTCATTGTCGCAGAGGCGTCAAGAAAGGTTTGACTGGTAAAGGTATGGCTTATGATCCTGGATCTAGAGGCCTACTAGTTGTCTATGATTTATCTAAAAAGAATTATCGTATGATAAATTTAGCTAAATTAATTGAAGCTAAAGTTAATGGTTTAATTTATAAATTTATTTAATATGCAAGAGCCTTATAAAAAAGTGATAGAGTTCTACAAGAACTCATCACCTAAACAACATCAATACTTTTTAAATTTGATTAGCGATCAAATGACATTCTTTAATCAAGACACTAAAGAGCAGTTTGATGTAGACAATGATTACCTAATAGAATTTAATGGCATATTTCATCAGTTAAATTTAAAAGGTAGTTACGACAGCACTTTTGTAAAAGATCCCAGTATTGAGGCTCTAATCGATTATGAAAGGCAATCTGTTGGTTATGCTGAGTCAGATGCTAATAGTGATGAAGATATTCTGGCAAAATTAATCTCTAAACATTGTGAATGGAACGGAGCTTTCATTTATAGATTAGCAAGAGAATGTTTTACGGAATGTAATCATCATACTTTTAACAAAGCTTTCAAGAAGCTTTGGGAAAAGGAAATATTAAAAACAGATCACATAAATAAAAAAGATAAAGATGAAAGCAATAATAAATAAAATTAAACAATACAATCGCAAGTCAATGCGAAATGTTAAGAACACTAGAGAAGAAATTGACAATGATATTAAGATTGAAGTTATTTCCTCCTGGACTATTAAAGGCGATTCTAAAGAACATAGCGACACTTTAGCGAGCTTAGAAATATACGGCTGGACTATTACATCAGAAGAGTTAGAAGTACTCGTAGAATCTCTTAAATGCGTTTATTCAAATCATCCTGATGGAGAGATCAAAATGCAAGTCACACATAATCACGAATCCTTAAATTGTTAATATGA